ATCACTGCCCAATGTTAATCCTGGAGGCAATGTTCCGCTGGCCAAGGAATACTTGATTGAGTAATTTGAATTAATATGTTTAGCTACCACAGCCAGCTCGCTGACATGACCAACAAACACCTGCCCTAAATTTGAATTAGTTACCCATTGAATAGTACTTTCAACTTCTCCTTTAACGGCCAAGGTAAATGTATTAGTGGCAGTGGTTTTAGTTCGAGTAGCTGTATCAGTTTTAGTAGCTTCTATAGTTAAATTATAGTTTTTAGTATAAGCAGGCTGATAAGGAATATATCCGGACAAGTAGCCTTTGTCAGGATCTAACGTAAGTCCTAAAGGTAAGTTTGTTGCTACGGTTCCTGTATTGATTAATCTGTATTGTAATGTGCCAGAATACGGTGATGCATCATAGACTGTGACAGGAATATCTTGACTATTATTGGCTCGAATAGTGCCAAGACTTGTGCCATTGATCCACTGCAATGGTTGCATGTAGATATTAGGTGCAGATACAGCGGGTAATACGATATCTACTGGCATCGAAGTTGTATTGTAGTTTAAAATATCTACACTGGTCACCACAATTTTAAAAACTCTTCTAGTTTCTGAAATACCATCAGTTGCCGCTACAATAAATTGATAAATTCTAGGAACGCCGGGTATTTTACCAAATGCAGTCGATAAATGATCGTATGTATATTTGTCATATGATTCTGTGTCATACCCGCCAGTAGGAGATATTTGTCCATCAACCGACACAGAATCTTGAACAAATCCGGTAATTTTTCCTAACTCAGTTAGAGTTAGCCCTGGAGGTAATATACCACCCTTGTCTGGAATGTAGTAACGAATTTTAGCGTCACTTGGAGCTTCGGTCGGGTTGGCCTGTAGTTGAAAATCTACCCATTCGCCTGTAAACACATATTCTTTACCGTTGATTTTTAAGTATTGATTGTTACCGGTAGTGGTAATCCATGTTGGTTGATCCGGTCCTAGGATGTCGATGCTAAATGTTCTGTCTGCTAACCCGTAGTTGTTCCTGGCTCTAATAACAAATTCGTATTTGCTTAGATTTAATGTATTACCCGCTACACCTCTGATTAATCCCACACCATTAAATACAGACGTTGTCAGATTAAGTCCTGGAGGAAGTGCTCCAGAAATCAGTGTATACCTAGTATCTGTTGTGGTAGTTCGTATGGATTCAAGGACTGTATTTCCTTCGTAGGCACTGAACAAGGGTCCTGCAGGGGTAATCCAAACTGGTGAGCTCATATTTTTGATAAATCCTTTACTCGGGTATTTACCAAAAATATGTATTGATTAATGTAGTGTTCTATTACCTACATCTTCTATTCGATCGATGCCAAAAATACTTAATATAGCCTGTATTTCTTCCGGAGGGTCTTCCATTAAATGTTCTGGATACATCATACTTTTTAGTTCACCATCTGGACCTATGATAAATCCAAAATCGTCTGGTGAATAGTCGTCGTCTCGTTCTTCTTCTATTTCTACAGCATTAGCTGGGATGTTGTTGGGCATTTTAGCACTCCGAAATTAGTTGTTGATAGATTATTTCTTAAGGTTGATTCTATCGTTTATCACCGACCAGTTAATTGCCCTCCATATATTTTTCAAGTATTTTGCTTTGTCTGCTTGGTAATCTAGAGACCAAGCATGCTCCCACCAGTCTATTAACAGTACAATATCCTGTCGTATCTGATGATTTGTTATGATTTTTACCTTTCCATTGCGAGCAAGGTACACCCAACCACTACCTTGTATAGCCATGGCTGTTGTTTCAACATTATTTTTTAATTCGTTGAGGCCGCCCTTAAAGTGTTTTTCTATGAATTCTAAACTAGCACCGTAGGGCTGGTTGCCTGTGCTGGGCGATTTTAATTGCGGAAAAAAAATGTTGTGGAGAAATGCCCCTGCATGATTAAAATCTGCATCGCCCTCGCCTTGATTAAATCTGTCAACATATCCTTTGGCTAACTTCCCGTAGTGATAATCTATAGTATCTTCACTCATTACTGGCGCTAGCTCTGTTCTAGCATAAGGAAGCGGCTCTAATACCAATTTGTCTTTTTTGGTATCTGCTTCAATAACCAATCGTTTTAAATCAGATAAACTTTTTTCCATGTAAGTATTTATGAAGGTTAAATAAAGATACAATTTTTGAAAGGAATCCTATCATGGAATTAATTATTGCAGGTATTTTTGTTTTAGTAGTGGCATCTCTCCTGGTTTTTAGAAAAAAATCAGACCCACAAGAAACTGTAGCAAGTGTACCATATAAAGTAGAAACCCCTGAACCAACTCCTGTGGTTGCTGAACCAACTCCAGTAGTGGAAGTTGCTCCTATAGCAGAAGCAATCCCGGTAGTTGCTGAAGTTGCTCCAGTACAGGCAGAAGTAGTTGAAGCTCCGGCTAAGAAACCACGTAAGCCACGTACTCCTAAGGCCCAACCAGCAGTTAAAGAAAAAGCCCCGGCTAAAGCCAAGGCTCCAAAAGCTACTGCTAAAAAGCCAGCCGCAAGAACAGTTAAGAAAAAATAAATAGTACTAACATTACAACAACACCATGACTAGCATATACCCTATTATTAAAGACCAGGACTGGATTTCTCCAGTTACATATAATCTTTTCAAAAGATTTAACTATGACGGATGTGGAATTGATTGGGCTACTGTTAGAGTGTTAGACGTTGGATGTAATGTAGGAAATTATGTTAACTGGGCAAACAATGTTGTATCTCGGGAGAATTATGTAGGCTTAGATATAAATGAAAAATTTATTAATATTGCCCGCATGATACATCCCGAGTATCAATTTGTACATTGTAACAAATGGCATCGTAGTTATAATCCTACAGGAATTAAGAATCTTTCAATCCGCGATTCTTTGTCTGGTGAGTTTGATGTTGTTGTATTGAACAGCGTGTTATCTCATGCCAGTGCTGATCAAATTCGTGCAGAAATTTTAGATATTTTTACTGTATTAAAACCTGGTGGAATTTTGTTAACTACATTTTTTACAGATGTCAATTTAACACCGTTCTTAGGATACATAAAAAATATATACGGAGTTGACACTGAATATTCGATACCCGAATACGAAACATCTGCTTATCTAATCGATCATGAAACTTTTGTAGTCGATCAAGAAACTTTAGATCTAGAGACCTGTAATAATTTTTCTAGCTTTTATAAAGAAACAAAACTTACAGAATTGTTTACAGGGGCAGAAGTGATAAGCTCTGCACTGCCCTTTGTTCAAACACTGGTTAAGTTTACTAAACCGTTGTAAGTTTAGATTGCTCATATAGAGCAAAACTGGCTAGATTCTTGCCTTTGGATTCGATCATCATATCAAAGTGATCTAAGAATTGTAAGGCCCAAGCATTAACTTCGGTGTTCCACATAAAATCACTATGGGCTCGAAGTTTTTGTTTTTTATATCCCAACTCTATAAGATTAGACATTACAGGCTTAGTTGCTGTATCATGGGCTACTAGGTAATCTTCACGACTGACACTGTAGTGCATTGTGGGCCTAACACCTCGCCAGCTATCGATTACACGTAGAACTCTATCGTCGGAGGGCTGGATATAGTCTCCCGTACGGATCCAGTGATGGTGTATATCAAGTACGAGGGCGCAGTGTTTTTCGAGTTCGAGACTGCTGTCAATTCCCCAACAGTTTTCGTCATTTTCGATAGTGATACAGTTTCTTGCTTCGGGGGTAAGGCGTTGGAGGGCAGAGATAATACCTTGGGGACCTTGTTTACCCGAGATGTGTACATTGATTTTAAAGTCTTGAAAAGTCTTGCCGTATCCCATCCACCTGACCATATCTGCATGATATTCAAATTCCTCTATTGATCGTTCTACAATGCCAGGGTTCTCACTTGCCAACACAGTAAACTGCCCAGGATGCATAGACAACCTAACGTTATTCTTGCGAGCCAAAGCTCCCACGGCTCCAAATGCTCTTTCGCAATAGGCTCTAACATCGCTACGCCGCCAAAACCCGCACCAATCCTGCTGAGTATATACAGGGAGTATATCGCTCGAGAGTCGTACCATTCTAAGATTTTCATTGAGTGAGCCTACCTTTTCAACGAGCTTACGAGTAGCTTCGATGTTGCCTACCATTAGGTCCCATAACTTTTGTTCAGCTACTTCTTTGCTCTGTCTATTTAACCAAGCAACGGTAGTAGAGCCTGTGTTAAAAGCCTTAGCATCGTCGGTGGGTTTAATTCCGTCCACCTGCTCTGCGTGATCAATCCACTTACAGGCAAATCCAATTCTTTTAATCATGTGATACTTTTTTTTGATACATCCAATCTAGACCATCGCGGTCTAGACCGCGCCCCGCAAATTCAAAATTATATTTTTCCAGGTGTTGCTTCACTGGTTCAGTCTGTCCGTGAAGGTTGGTGTATTCGAAACTAAGTTGATCAATATCAAATAGACTCCAATCTGTGTCAAGAATAACGTCGCCATCGACACCTTCAATATCTAATGCTAACACATCTACATGTGAATTGCCAACAGTTTTATTGAGGAAATTGGTTAATGTTTCACAAGGTGCTTGAAATTCTACAAGATCATCTCTTCCTGTATGATTTCTATTAACGCTGGTACATTGATAGTGAGGACCGTCACCTTTGGAATAATAAAAGGTAACTGTTTTATCTGTGTAGTAGCTAGGAATTATACCGATGTCGTAAATTTCTGCTTGAGGATAATCTTTCCAACATTCTTTTAAAAATGGAATGTTAATAGGATTTGGTTCTACTAAAATAACCCTACCAATTGTAGTAGGATCTAACGCCTTAACCATGCGAGTAAATCCATCTATAAAATTAGCACTGGGATCTCTGTCACCGGCACCGGCACCTACTTGTATAAAAGTTTTCATTATTCTTTCTCCATGGACCACGATCCATCTTTATTATCTGTCCATTTTAACACATCGCCTTCTTTCCATCCTTGCATTTCCAACAGCTCTGGTGGTAAAGGTAAAATAAGATCACCGGTCTCCGGATCTTCTTCAACGGTAATAGTCCACTGTGTCATAGTTGATTCCTTGTAAGTGCGTGATAAACTAAAAATTCTTTAAAAGCCTTATAGACGGCGGCCGCTTCTTCTTCGTCCGCCTTGACTTTTACTCCTCGAACATAAAATCCATCTTCGGTAATTTTAAGCATTTCTATTTGCCCACCGACAAGTGTAATATTACTTTCTGGAGGTGCCGATACAGTCAATACCGGTTCAGGCAGTGGGGTGTTAATGATAAACATTTCTTGCGCTATAATGCCGTGTGTCATAGTATTATTATACACTGTTTGCAGGTTAAGTCAAATCTTATTATACCATCCAGTCAGTATATATTTTGGCTGTGTGTAAACTGTATTGCCTCGATGCACATGGGTCATGCCTGCAGGCCAAATGACCACAGTACCTCTGGTAGGCCGAACTTTTCGATGCTGGAACAAAAACTCAGTTTCGGCCTCACCTTCGGGCATGTCATTCAAATAGATCATCCATGTAAGCTCTCTTGAGTGCTGATGTATTCCGCCGTTTTCGTAATGCCAAATATGAAATCCACCGCGTGGCGGAGTTTTTTGTAATTTCAATTCGCAGTTGTTAGTCATGTTTAAATCTTTTAATTGACTAAATTCTGCAATGTATTCTGTTAAACAATCATTTAGATAATAAAGATATTTGCTACATAAATCTGCTTTATGGAATACAGGGTTTTGTAAGAATACAGCAATATCAGCTCGCCCTAAACTACCATTAGAAAACTGTACGTTATTGTTAATAACATGACCTTTAAAACCTGGATTAGAAATGATCCACTCAATAGAATCGATAGTTTCCTGGCAGTCTTCAGGACTCACTTTACCTGGCCATATTCTAATAAAATCTTCCATCATAACTGACTTCGAAAATAATCAATAGTTTTTTGCAACCCTTGTTCCAAATTAATTGTAGGTTCCCATCCTAGCATTTTCTTTGCTCGAGTGATGTCCGGCCTGCGCTGTTTTGGATCATCCTGAGGTAAAGGTTGTTGTAATATTTGGCTCTTACTTCCGGTTAATTCAATGACCTTATGTGCTAATTCCCACATGGTAAACTCGCCTGGATTACCGATATTAACTGGTCCAATAAAAGAGTCGTCTGGATGATTCATCAT